CTATTGTACCAGGTGATATTAAAAAGTTGACAGGTACATATCTAATGGAACAAGCAAATGTTGGTGTTAGTGAACTAGACATATTAGATGGTAGTCCTCCTTGTTCAGCGTTTAGTATGGCGGGTTCAGTATCACATGGTAAAGGTAATACACACGCAGATGCCTTTGGTAAAAAGAAACAGTATAGTGATATTAAAGGTGTAGAAAATGTAGAAGATTTATTCTTTGAATTTTTAAGAGTGGCTAAAGATATAAAACCAAAAGTTATTATTGGTGAGAATGTTGAAGGTTTGACTATGGGTGAAGCCAAAGAGTATTTTCACAAGATACAAAATACATTTGAACAAATAGGTTATCTAGTTGTTGCTGATGTTTTAAATGCGAGTTATTTTGGCGTACCACAGGCTCGTAAAAGATGTTTCTTTATTGGTGTAAGAGAAGATGTTGCTGAAAAAATTGGTTTAAATTTTATGACAATGTATCAACTATATCCTGAAAAGAATGATATACAAACAACACTTGGTGAAGCAATTAGTGATATTGTGAACGAAGATGAAGAAGAACTAAAAATTTTAAGAGATGCTTTAGGTCCAGAAAAGGCTGTAGGTAAAACATTACATAAGATGCCACTTGATCCTGATAAAGTATTAACTGGTATGGATTACCATGATAAAGGTCATCACTTTAATTTAAAAAGATGTAGTTTGAGAAAACCTAGTCCTACAATTACTGCGATGGGTAATTTTCCTGGTGTCGCTGGTACTTGTCACCCACTAGATAATAGAAAGTTTACTATAAAAGAATTAAAAAGAATTATGTCATTACCTGAAGATTTTAAATTAACAGGCGATCATAAACAACAATCAGAAAGAGTTGGTCGTATGGTACCACCTTTGATGATGAAAGCTCTCGCAGAGAGTGTATTTAACAAAGTATTAAAACCATATAAGGAGTTAAATAATGACTAAATTTACTTTTGCCACAAGTAAAGAAGGCTTTGATAATCACATAGACAAATCTGTTCGTGGTTATAGTCAGTTATGGGGTGATATACTTTCTCTATCAAAATATTTTGTAGAAGACTATACACAAGTTGTTGATATGGGTTGTTCTTCAGGTAAACTTTTAAAAGGTATGATAGAACAAAACCAAAAGAATATACCTCACGCACAATATACTGGTATAGAAATAGAAGAAGATTTTTTTGGCGACTATACACATGACGAGGAAAAGTATCATCAATTAAATTATTTTAGAGGTGATGTAAGAGAGTTTGATTTTCAAAACTGTTCTTTGGTTACTTCTATATTTACTTTACAATTTATGTCACCAAAAGATAGACAAGAAGTAATTAATAAAATTTACAATGGTCTTAATACTGGTGGTGCGTTTATCTTTTCAGAAAAAACTTTTAGTTGTAATCCAAGGGTACAGGATATGATGACCTTTATGTTTTACGATTATAAAAGACAACATTTTTCTGATAAAGAAATACTTGACAAAGAAGTACAGCTAAGGCATATGATGAAACCAAATACAAAAACTGAGTTGTATAAAATGGTACAAGATGCTGGCTTTGAAATACATACTTTTTGGCAGAACTTTAATTTTGTAGGTGTCATTGCTTTAAAGAAATAAATATTTCTATGGCAATACCAAAAACAAAATACGAAGAACTAAAAGAATATTACGACTATCAACGAAAGATAGCATATAACAAAGAGTTGATTTATCACATGGCTGATAGATTTCAAAATAGAGTGTACAACGATTTTGGTATGGTGTCATTAGATAAGTTAAAAGAAATACTATGGACAAGAGTACAACCTGAAGACTATGAAGAGCCTAGAAAAGGTTATGTACCTGAAGACCCTAAATTAAGAATTGAAGGTGAGGGTGAAGCACATTTACCAAAGTTATTTTATGATAAAGAAATGGATAAAGATGATTACTTTAAGGGTTGACAATATAAATAAAACAGTATATAATAAGAACAATAATTTATGGAGGAATTGAAGTGAGTGATTTTTTAAAAGATATAATTAAAGAAACTGGTAATGAATATGCTGGTTTAGTAAGTGACGGAATTGACAGCGCTGATGTTACAAGTTTCATAGACACAGGCTCGTATTCATTTAACGCATTATTATCTGGTAGTATCTATGGTGGTATGCCAGGAAATAAGATTACAGCAATCGCTGGTGAAGCCGCAACAGGTAAAACATTTTTCGCACTAGGTATATGTAAAGCATTTTTAGATAAGGATCCTGAAGCAGGTATTATCTACTTTGAATCAGAAAGTGCTATCTCAAAAGAAATGATTGAGAGTAGAGGTATTGATTCTAAAAGAATGGTTATTGTACCAGTTGCCACAGTACAAGAATTTAGAGCTCAATCAATTAAAATATTAGACAAGTACATAGAACAATCAGAAAAGAATAGAAAACCTTTGATGTTTGTACTAGACAGTTTAGGTATGTTATCTACTACAAAAGAAATGGAAGATACTGCCGCTGGTAAAGAAACAAGAGATATGACTAGATCACAAATAGTCAAGTCAACATTTAGAGTATTAACATTGAAACTTGGTAAAGCAAATATACCAATGATTATGACCAACCACACATATGATGTCATAGGTTCAATGTTCCCTCAAAAAGAAATGGGCGGCGGTAGTGGTTTGAAATACGCTGCATCATCAATCATCTATCTTGGTAAAAGAAAAGACAAAGAAGGTACCGAGGTCGTTGGAAACATTATACATTGTAAAAATTTTAAATCTAGGTTAACAAAAGAAAACGCACAAATAGATGTAAAACTTACTTACAAAAAAGGTTTAGACAAATATTATGGTCTTTTAGAACTCGGTGAAGAAGCTGGTATCTTTAAGAAAGTATCAACAAGATATGAAATGCCAGATGGGTCTAAAGTCTTTGGTAAGAACATCAATGATAATCCAGAAAAATATTTTACAAAGGAAGTGTTAGACAAAATAGATGAACAAGCAAAAAGAAAATTCCAATACGGATCAGACGAAACAGACGAATAAACGATACGCCTTTGCTCAAAGACAAGGCGATGACTTTAGTTGTATTAAAATTATGGATGGCCAGTACGAAGGTATTATCTATAAGTATGACAAAGTTGCGTTTGAACCCAAGCCATTAGATTCAGGTGACATACCTTTAAGATTTACATATGATATTATGACAAATCCAAACAAGGAAGATGTTGAGTCAGAAGATTTTAGAAATTATATTGGTGACATTTTAGTTGAAGTTGTACAAGAACAATTAGAAGCAGGTAAGTTACAAATCAATGAATGATTTTATAAAAACTTATGATAATGTTTTAAGTGATGTAAATTGTCAACACTTAATAGATAAATTTGAAGATAGTCGTAATCAATGGCAAAAAACAGAGTTAGAGGGTCATAGATCATTTACCGAAATTAATATTAACTTACACGAAGATTGGCAAGAGTATGTTAATATTATATACAAAGCTTTAAATCCGTATTTACAAAAGTATGCAGATGACCACAATATAACTAATAACTGGCCAGAAAGATATGGTTGGGAACAAATTAGATTTAAGAAGTATGAAGTAAATGATAAAGATGAATTTAAAGAACACGTTGATGTTATGGATTACGCTAGTGCTAAAAGATTTTTAGTTATGTTTTTATACTTAAATGATAACGAGGGAGGGTTGACAGACTTCCCAGAGTATGATACAATGATACAACCAAAGACTGGTACTCTTTTAATGTTTCCACCATTGTGGACACATAAACATATAGGTCATAAACCAGTTAAGAAACCAAAGTATATAATAGGAAGTTACTTACATTATACATGAACGATAGATTAGAAACTACAATATTAAATAACCTTTTCTACAATGAGGATTTTACTAGAAAAGCTATTCCATTTCTTAAAGAACATTATTTTTCTAAAAGAGACGAGAAGATTTTATTTATTGAAGTTGAAAAATTTTTACACAAATATAATAATCTACCTACAAAAGAAAGTATCTTAATTGAACTTAATAATAGAAAAGATTTAAACGAAGAAGAATATAAGAACGTAAAAGATTTAGTTGCTACCATATCAAATGAAGATACAGATTTACAATGGTTATTAGATACAACAGAAAAGTTTTGTAAAGATAGAGCAGTACACAATGCTGTATTAGAAGGTATTAAAATATTAGATGGTAAAGATAAAACAAGAACACCAGAGGCGTTACCTAGTTTATTAGGCGATGCGTTAGGTGTAAGTTTTGATAAACACGTTGGGCATGATTATATAGAAGACGCTCAAGCTAGATTTGATTGGTACCATACAAAAGAAAAAAGATACCCATTTGATTTATCATACTTTAATAGAATTACAAAAGGTGGTATACCAAGTAAGACTTTAAATATCGCATTGGCTGGTACTGGTGTTGGTAAGTCTTTGTTTATGTGTCATGCTGCGTCAGCATTTTTAACACAAGGTCTTAATGTATTATACATCACACTAGAAATGGCTGAAGAACGTATCGCTGAAAGAATAGACGCAAACTTATTTGATATATCTATGGACGATATTAGAAGTATGCCAAAAGAGTTATACGATAACAAAGTTAAAAAACTAGAGGCAAAGACAAATGGTCGTTTAGTTATCAAAGAATATCCTACTGCGTCAGCTCATAGTGGTCATTTTAAAGCGTTAATGAATGAACTAGCATTAAAGAAAAGTTTTAAACCAAATGTAATCTTTATTGATTATCTTAATATATGTGCGTCAAGTAGATTTAAAGGTGGTAACATATCATCTTATTTCTATATCAAAGCAATCGCTGAAGAATTAAGAGGTCTCGCTGTAGAGTTTGATGTTCCAATCTTTAGTGCAACACAAACAACAAGAACAGGTTTTGTAAGCACAGATATTGGTTTAGAAGATACATCAGAGTCGTTTGGTTTACCAGCAACTGCTGACTTCATGTTTGCTCTTATGTCAAATGAAGAACTAGAAGGTCTAGGTCAGATGAAAGTAAAACAATTAAAGAATAGATACAATGACCCAGCAATCAATAGATCATTTATCGTAGGTGTTGATAGAGCAAAGATGAGATTATATGATACTGAAAACTCAGCACAAAATATAGTTGGTGGTAAAGAATTAAAACAAGAGGAAAACTACCCATCACCAGAACAAACATACGAAAAGTTTTCCGATTTTAAATTATAGGAGTTAAGATGGCAAAATTTGTAACATTTACAAATGCAAGTCCACCATATGAAGGCACACCAATATTGATTAATACAGATCATATTGTTACAGTGTATGAGGATTTAACAGCAGATAAGAAAGTTGCTCTATGGAGTAAAAATAATTTTTGGCATGTAGAGGAAACAATAGAACAAGTTTATGATAAATTAGGGTTAGAATATAAACATAAGAAAGAGGAGGTAAACTAATGATTGAAAATTCGTTATTTACAATTCCAATGTGGTCAATACCTACTTTAAATTTTAAAAAGAAAAAACCACAGTTAGAAAAATTATGTAAAGCGTTTCCAGAAAAGAAACATGGTATACAAACTTTTTCTACAAATAGACAGAGAGATAGATCAGGTTTTGCTGATGCCTTTAATAATATTATGGGTGAAGAATTAGGTATGTTATCTCAAAAATTAAAAAAAGATATTCAATTACAAGACATATGGTCTGTGTCTTATAAAAGAGGTGACTATCATACGCCACATGACCACGGATCAGTAGGTCTCGCTGGTATATTATATTTAAATATGCCTAAAGATGGTCAAGTTACACAATACTTACAACCTTGGAACGATTGGTATAGTGATAGAACAATATACTATCCACTAAAAGTTAATGAGGGTGATATAGTTGTTACACCTAAATTTGTTAGACACTTTACAGAGCCTCACAAATCAAAACAAATTAAAAGAATAATTAGTTGGGACATGAATATACTTTAATGGCTAAGAAACAAAAAGTAAGATTTCATAAAGGCGACAGGCGACCTAATAATCTACAACCTAATTTATCATATTCAAAGAAAATGGTAAAGAGAGGTAAAGAAATTATATGGCAAGTCATTGAAAAGCCTAATAAAAATATAGTGAGTGAATACTTTTTTGAAGAAGATGCTCACAGATTAGTTAAGTTTCAAAACAAACATAAAGTATGGCAACCCAATGGTGGTATACCTAAATTCTTGTGGACAAGGG